GGCATGGAGCCTACATGGCGAGTGCAACCCACAGAAGGCCGCGTCAGTGCCTTTAGTCATGCGTTCTCGTGGTACAACTACTTTTATGGTAAAAAAGATGCCCGTGAGATGATTATAAACTACCTGGAAGCACATGACCGCAAAGATGACGTGCGTACACTCAAGCGTATTCCAGACAGCTCAATCCGACTCACAACAGGTTGGTTGTGCCGCATGAGCATGGTGGGACTAGAACTTACAGAGCACGAACAGATCAAATTGGATAACTTGCTAAAAGAGATTTTGGAATCCAAGCAAGATGAAGAGGTAGCAGAAACATCCGTTGATGATTCAGTGCCAAAAATCACCATCCAAGATCGCTTGCGTGAGAAGGTATCAGAATGCGCAGGTGAGTTAGATGGCTTGTTTGACGACTTCATTGCGTCAGGAGCCAAACTCAACGCAGACTACAAACCCGTGGTGCTCATGCGTAGCCTAAACATTGCCCCGCAAATGGTCAACGACATCAAGCAAATCTGGATTCGTAAACTCACAGAGTTTGACGAGGCAGTGGCAGGCAAAGATGCGGACTTGACACAGGGCTACAACTATCTAACCAAAATACAGTTAAAGAATTGCGTGAAGTTCTGTGAGCTTGTGATTTCAGACTGTGGCGCCTATGTGCAGATTAAAAAGGTAGAGCGCAAACCGCGGGCAGTCAAGGCAGTGCCACCAGAGAAACGTGCCGCAAAGTTCAAGTGTATTACGGAATTTGCAGAGCTCAAACTCAAAGGTTTACCAGCCGCAAATTTAGTGGACAAGGCAGAAGCCTGGTTGTATGATACCAAAAAACGCAAGCTAATCCATATTGTTGCTGATAGTCATGCACAGGCATTTACTGTAAAGAGCAATGCCATCATTGGGTTTAGTACAGTTGAGAGTCAGCAAAAAACTGTACGTAAACCAGCAGAGATACTCCGAGCGCTGGGTGCCGCAGGCAAGCCAGCCGCAAGAAAGATCTACAAGGACTTGACCACTACAGAAACCCCGTTTAACGGACGTGGTACAGAGAACTTGATCATTCTCAAAAGCTGGTAAATAAAGGGGACGGAGTCCCCCAATGGCAGAACAGCAACAAAACTCGCTTGAGATGCTCAAGCAAAACATGATAGAATATGTAAAGCTTCAACTTGGTGATCAGATTATTGATCTCGAGTTGGACCCTGCTCACTACGAAGCCGCCTATCAAAAAACACTAGGCACTTACCGTCAACGGGCCAGCAACGCTTATGAGGAAAGCTACAGCTTTATGGAACTGGTCAAAGATGTCAACATCTATCAGTTGCCACAAGAGGTTGTTAGTGTGCGTCAGATATTCCGCAGACAGTTTGGTGATGCCACAGGCCAGGCCAGTAACTTTGATCCATTCTCTCAAGCCAGCATGAACGTTTACCTAATGAATTTCAACGTAGCAGGTGGTCTTGCCACATACGACTTTTACAGTCAGTACGTTGAATTGGCTGCACGTATGTTTGGCGGCTACATGAACTACACGTTCAACCAAGTAACAAAGAAAATACAACTGATCCGTGACCCAAGAGGCACCGGCGAGAATGTGTTGCTTTGGACATACAATCTAAAACCTGAAGTTAACTTGTTACAAGATTTCCAAATTCAGCAATGGATCAAGGACTATATGGTTGCCAACTGTAAAATGATCATTGGTGAAGCACGTGAGAAGTTTGGTTCAATTGCAGGACCACAAGGCGGTGGTACCTTAAACGGTGCCGCAATGAAAGCCGAAGCCAAAGAAGCTATCACAGCCCTAGAAGAACAGCTCAAAAACTATGTGGATGCTAGCCAGCCACTTACCTGGGTAATCGGCTAACCATCCGTTGCGTGTCAACAAGCCTTGTGTTATAATAGCACATGGACTTGATGATCGACTTAGAAGGGCTTGCAACAGGCCCAGACACTACAATACTAACTATTGCGGCCCAGAGCTTTGACCCGTTAGGGCAAGGCCATTCTGGACAGAGTTACTATGCCAGAGTCACACTAGAAAGTCAAGAAGATCGTGCCATCGATCAAGGCACAATTGATTGGTGGGCCACACAACCTGCTGTGGTTCGGGACGAAGCGTTCAGTGAACAAGATCGTATCCCGTTAGATCAAGCTCTAGACGGGCTAGGCCGGCTGATTTGGCACTCCAACAGAATCTGGGCACAAGGTCCCACATACGACATGAACATTCTGGAGCATGCTTACAAGAGTTATGGCAAGCCATTGCCTTGGAAATACTACATGGTGCGAGACAGCCGTACTGTGTTCTCGTTATGGCCTGATCAGCCCATCCCACCCACCAGCCACCATGCACTAGAAGACTGCCGCAGACAAATAGGCATGCTACAACGCACACTTGATCATCTTAATGTAACCTCCTTAAAATGACCCTTCCTAAACTGCTGATTATTGGCAACGCTCGACACGGCAAAGATACTGTGTGTGATATTCTGCGTGAAGAATTTGGATATAGTTTTCGTTCTAGTTCAGACTTTTGCGCTGAAAAGTTTATCTATGCAGAACTCAAAAACAAATATGGATACACTAGCTATGCACAATGTTTTGAGGATCGGCACAATCATCGAGCAGAATGGTATGACATGATTCATGCTTACTGTAAAAACGATTATGCTAGACTGGGTAGAGAAATATTTGCTGAAAATTCAATCTACTGCGGACTGCGTAACAAGAGCGAGTTCCATGCCATGCGTAACACCCAGGTATTTGATTATGCTGTTTGGGTGGACCGCAGTGATCACTTGCCCGCAGAAGATCGATCTAGTATGAGCCTGGAAATTTGGATGGCAGACTATGTGATTGACAACAATGGCGGACTAGAAGACTTGCGCAGAAACTCACGTGAATTGATGTCTACTCTGTTGTATAAATATTCCTTTAAGGAATCCGTTTGATAGTATTGTTTAATGACAGTCCAAATCCTCCTATTAGGTCACTTGGGGTATATAGGATAGCCACAGAATTAAGAAGACATGGCGCAGAAGTAGAAGTTATTGATTTTTTGTCTCATTGGGATCAGTCTGTACTACTAACATACTTGGACACTATCGCAGAAGTCGAATGGTGGGGATTTAGTACTAAATTTTTTCCTCCCACATACAACTCAGACAAATTTGCTGGCCAGGCCACTTTTCGCAACAACAAATGGACCACTGACAATAAAGATGCTGGGTTTATGACTGAATTGCTTAACAAAGACGAAGCTCTATTAATTGATTACATAAAAAATCGTCAAGGCACAATTGTAGTTGGAGGTCCCAATGCTGAGATAATTCAACACATGCCAGTAAATGTTGATATCATATGTGCTGGGTACTCAGATCTGGCAGTTTTAGCTGTACACAATCATATTGTACAAGGCAACGACCTAATTTATACACACTTCAATAATAAAAAATATGTGGATGCTGACAAACACTATGCAGTTCAGATATTAAATAATTTAACTACTGAATATGCTGATTCAGATTTTGTAACAGACGACTGGGTATTGCCTATTGAAATAGGTAGAGGTTGCATTTTTCATTGTGCATTTTGTGAGTTTGATCATTTGGGCAAAAAGCCAGGAACCTACATCCGATCCAAGGAAGAAATCAAGCAAGACATCCTGTATAGATACAACACATTTGGCGTAAAAAAGTTCATGTTTGTTGACGATACATTTAACGACAGCTTGGAAAAAATGTATTTGATTCGAGATATCCGACAAGAAACTGGTATAGATTTTGAATTTTGGAGTTATTGCCGAATAGATCTTCTGGCAGCAAACACTGAACAAGTGAATCTTATTCCAGAAATTGGATGGAAGTCATTTACAGTAGGTATTGAAACATTCAATCGTAATAGTGGAAAAGCTGTGGGTAAAGGCGCAGATCCTGAAAAGCTCAAACACTTTTTGATCGAGCTAAAAGATCGATTTCCTGAACTGAGATTACAAGTGAACATCATTGTG